AGCAGAGAAAGATGATACATTGAATAGGGAAAGTGGTGGTCTATATATTATAGCCGATTTATGCCACTTTCTTGATGCTGATGCGACTTATACTAAATTAAATTTAGCAAGAGATTCATTTGGCAGAGACGGTAATCATAGTAAGAGGTAACTTATGAAAAGCATAGAAGACCACATTGCAAAAGACAAAGAAATCCTTGCTGATCCAAAGACTTCTGAACCCATGCGTCATCATATTGAGGATGAATTGCATGATTTAGAAGAATATGTTGAACATCATAAAGATGAGATCAAAGCAGGAGATCACCATGATCCAAATGTTTTAGAAGTATTTTGTGATATTCATCCTGATGAACCAGAGTGTCTGGTATATGACGACTAAAAAATATGGAATCGTCATCATTATTTAATCCTGGTTTTTTAGGAGGCAGTTTTTATTGGTTTATAGGCCAAGTTGCTGACGATTCAACGTGGAGAGAAAATCAAAATCCTGGTAAGTTTGAAGAAATTTCGGAGATGCCAGCATGGGGATATCGATATAAGGTTAGAATTATAGGTCGTCATGAGCAAGACGAATCAGATGTAACCGCAGAGCAACTTCCTTGGGCTCAGGTGATGTATCCCGTGACTGCTGGAACAGGTCATGGTGGATCATATCAATCACCTGCGATAAAACAAGGTAGTTTTGTTTTTGGTTTCTTTCTTGATGGTAAAGATGAACAGACTCCAATAATCATGGGATGTCTTGGTAATAATGCTAAGACTCTTCTTGAGAGAAGACAGGGAACCGAGGGTAGTGGTGGAAAGAATTTTACTCCAATAAGTTTCTTCTCTAAGATGATAGATGAAGAGCCTGTTGAGCAAAAACATCTTAAAGATGGAGATCTTGCACCTAAACAAGCAGGGAATGAAGCATACGCTTCACCATCGAAAAAGAATGTGACCATAGAGTCGTCAGATGCGAATAATATAAAGACAACTGGAGATAGAAAAAAATATGGTACTTTAACAGAAAAGCATGCACTTGCTTGCCCTAACCCAGACACACAATCAGAAATAAAAAATATACAAACTGTTATATCTACATTAACTTCTAAGATAGAAGAATTTCAAAAATCATTAAGAGACGCTGATATCGCTGCGGGTTTACCAATATTGAAGAACGATAAAAATATAGACAAAGCAATTGAAGAGGCATCTCAAGAGATGGCAAAATATATGAAGAGCACGATGAATAAACTTCAACAGTTTACAACCAAGGAGTTTAATGAAAAACTTGCACCCATAGAAAATCTTACTCCACCATCTCACACTCTAGAGGTGTTACAGAAAAAAGTTGAAGGATTAGAAAAGATTGCTTGTATGTTTAATGGTATGGCAGGTCTTGCACTCGCAGGATTAATTGCAGCTGCTTTAAGAAAAGCATTTAATAGAAAAAAGAAAAAAGCAGAACAAGCAGCTCAAAATATTGCCATATCTGAAGCAGGAGTTGCTGGTGTAACCACATCAGCAGTAATACCAAGTGTTCCTATATTAGATACACCTGGTGCTACTGATGTTCCACCTCCTGTTCCTGATGGATTTTATAGACCCACTCCACTTTGTGAAACTGAGGAAATTATTGGTGAGGTTTTGGGAGGAACAATTAACACAATCATGTCAGGATTTGATAGTGCGATTGGCCCTGTAATTGATGAGATTCAAAACTCTTTAGGAGGATCTTCCACTGAAACTGGATCTGAAAATGAAGGAACTATTGATCATGCCATAAATGAAAATAATGTTCTTTCTTCTCTGTCATCTGGTGATTTAATTTTAAGTTTTTCTCAAACCATAGCAGATCAAGCAGGTCTAGATCCTAATAGTGTTGGTGGTGCAAATCGTTTTTGGGCAGATGGAAATTATGGTAGCGGATTACTTGGATTTATTGATGCTGTTGGTCAAAACACCTCTGATAATCAAACATTAATCGCAGAAGCATTATCATTAATTGATGATAAATCAAATCCCGAAGGGATTGCTGCAGGATTAGTTTTAGTATCAAATGTAATAGGTGTCAACGAAAATCTTTTAACTGGGATAGGAAGTGCTTTTCAAGCAATCAGAACTGGTGACATACCAAGTTTAATTACTGCTGCTGGTAGTCTTGCAGCATTTAGCCCAAGAATACTGAGTGCCATAGCTGGTGGAGGTGCTTCTCTTGCTGGTGGAATACCTGGTGGTTTAGGATTAGGTGCGTTAGGTGGTATGAACTTTGATATAACAAGTGCGTTAGGATTTGTTAATTCAATAACCAAAATATTTAATTGTGATCCTGATCCAGAGTGCTCACCGAATGATGAGTATACAATGCAAAGTGGAGGTGGATCAACTGGTAAACCTAGTACATCATCAGTCGCTAATTCTGCTAAAAATATGTCACAGTCTGTTGGAGAAAGAAGATCCTACGGAACTAGAGTGGAAAAGTTGAGTTCTAGCAAAAAAGGTGTTACAATTAAAAAAGCATTTGTAAAACCAAGAACAAGAGAAAAAGATCTGACTAATCTTGTTGGTTATATAAATGGTAAACCATATTACGGCCCATTCCATGTTCATCAAAGAGAGGATGGAAGTATTGTTAAAATGGTTGGTATAGCACACACCACAACTCCACATGATGTCATATATGACACAGTTCAAGAGAGTCTAGGATAATGCCAGTAACACAAGCTTCATTCGATAATATTAAAGTAGGATACATCAGTGAAACTGATGGATACATTAAAAATGTATCTATTGCTGATGCGAATACTTACGCAGATTTAAATCCAGACACAGAATTTATTTTTATTGATGGTGATGAAAAGGTTAGATTTTTAACAATTAGTGAAGTTAATGCACTAACTCCTAAAAATCTACTTCGATCTGATCCTTGTTTAACTGGAGATCAACCCTGCGGCCCACCAGCACTTAAGTTTTTTGGAGGTCGTGGTGTTGGAGCAAGTGCGAATCCAGTAGTGGATAGTAGTGGTAATTTAATCGCAGTTGATCTTGTTAGTGGTGGTTTTGGATATCAAACACCTCCTCAAGTTCAAGTGATTGATCCATGTAATAATGGTAGTGGTGCTGTTCTTGAATCAATATTGGGGGAAGATGATTTAACAGGTGTTGTTGTTCAAGTTATTGTTAAAGATAGTGGTCAAGGTTATCTTCCACCACCACAAACAGTTCCACAATATCCTGCTGTTCTTGAACTTACAGGTGTGACTGTTACAAATCCAGGCTTTAATCATAATTGTGGAGTTGATACAGTTGAAATAATACCAAGCAATGGCACAGTTCTTTCTTATAATTGTGATCCATTTGGTAAAATAAGATCAGTATCTGTAGATAAAGGAGGTAGATTTACAGAGCTACCACAAATAAGAATGAACACAGAAACTGGATTGAATGCAACTTTTGTTCCTAATTTTGATATCATTCGTGATCCACAACCAATAGATCCAGTGATAACTCAAGAAGATCTTGTTCAAGTCTTTGATCTTGTTGGGTTAAATATAAATGGTTATATTGATGGTAAACCTTACTATGGTAATGTATATTATGTAAATGGTATTAGATATGCAGGAACATCTGCACAAACATCTGGAACTAATATTATAGTCTATGATACTAGACTTGCGAGTGTTCAAAAGAAACTTGATGTTGTCAAACCAGTTAGCACTGTTTCTACAGCTGATCTTGAAGAACCTGTGACTGAAACCGAGACTAGAGAGGATACTGTGGAGGCTATAAGTTCTCCAACTAGAGGAAGTTACTCTACCACACCAACTAGTGCTCCTTCAACAACACCAACAACCAGCACACCAAGTACAACACCAGCGTCTGGAGGAACTTATTCATCACCAGCAACACCTACACCAGCACCATCATCAACACCATCAACACCAGCACCTAGCACACCTAGCCCAAGTAGTGGCGGTGGCGGTGGTGGCTACGGAGGAGGATACTAATGTCTGAGA